CCGCGGCGTCGTAATGAACGCGGCCCAGCCATCGTTCTCCTCAAGCATCGGGCGCAGGTATGCCCAGGCGCTCGGATTAGCCAACGCAAACTCTGAGAACACCACACCCGCCACACCAGCGCCGACGAGGCTGTTATACCGATCTGATCCAATGACCTGCCATGTGGAGCCGACCTTCAGCTTTATCAGCATCTCGCTCTCGTTCGTGCTCTCCCGCAGTTCCATCGGGAACGCTTCGTCGATACGTCGCTTTCCGGTGTGCGGGTTGATCGCGGTCCAGATGCCTTTGCGGGCCTGTGCGTATTCAGGGAAAGCGTGCCAATAGTTTGCCGGCCGCTCGTGAGCCTTGATGCAGGCGCCATGCAGGCAAACGTCATCCTTGCCCCAGCGGCGGTGTGCTATCTCGATCAGGCGGCGAACGTCTTGCTTCTGCCATGCGTCCCAGAAGGGCTGCTGGTAGGGTCGGACTTTCCAGCCCTTGTAAGGCAGGTCGATAATCACTTGTTGATGTTGACGGTGATGTTGCCGTTTATCTCAACGTCATGCTTGTCCTTCTGGCCCAGCATCTGCTTGCCCATCCAGATCAAAAGCGTCGGATTGCCTTCATCTACAGCGGCCTTCCACTGGGCGCGGCGTAAACTAGCCCTGCCCTCGTGGTTATACCTTTTATAGAACTCCGAAAACCCGCCAAAGCCCGCTTCTTTCAGGCGCGTATCCAGCGTGTCGGCAGACATGTCCAGGATGGCAGCACATTCCTCTGCGGTGCATTGGATGCGGACCAGCGTGCGAAGCTGCTCAAAGTTCACTTCTTTGATCTGATCTTTAGCAGGCATGTTCTGGCTTCTTTATCAGTTGGTTCTTTGCAAATGGTTTGTAATTAACGCTGTGCTGCCATCTGCCCCACTTCTGGGTGATCTTAGTAACATCAGGGTGCTGGCGATAGAGGTGCTTCGCCATTTCTAAACGCCCATCAAATTGCGCATCCTGCTTGTATAGCTCATCGGTGTTGCCACCTTTCATCGTCATCGTTGCCATCTTGTCGCAAAGATATTTGTAAAACAAGACTGTGCAGTAGCCGTCTTTCAGAAAGCGCAAGCTGAGATCCGTATCCTCATTGTATCGCCCGCGCCATCGGTGGCTGACATGATTGGATAGCAGGATGCAGGAATAAACCCGCGTGTTGAGCAGGAAAGGCTTGGTAATTGCCCTGGTCGTCTCGGTTACCGCAAACATGCTATATTGCAGGCCAGACATCGGGACGTTTAGGTATTGGTCAATAAAGTCTTCCGCCTCTCGGAATATAGCGGGATCGGAAACCCTTTCACGCTTGTTGTTTTCCCAGCGGCGGAAGCCAGCGATATTGTCGTCCATGATCCAGTGCCGGTCATGCCCTTCCGCTATTGAATGTTCCCAGACCCAATTGCGCGCCGGGATACTGCCCTGCCCTAAATTGGAAAAAGGGAGAACGAGGATTTTCTTCGGATCAATCACCTCTGCGTAGGATTGTAATTCCTGCGGCTCAACCACTATTCGATAGGGCGCACTAATGGCTTCCAGGGCTTTGCTTGTTGGTCTTGCCTCCCAGCGTCCTTTAGAAATCACGTAGATCGGGTATTTCGGGTTCATTCTGCCGGGAACCATATGGATTTTGTTTTATCTGTAATCGCGCAATCAAGCCGCCGCGCAAATTCGTTTGCGTCGGACTCATGTTTAAAATGAACATGGATTGTGCGCTCTGCCAGCGGTTCGTTTCCAGTGCCTTCAAGTTCTGCAATGGCGTCGGTAACGGCAAAACCTTCACTGAGCAAAGCATCCGTAAACAGGTGATCAAAACTGATCAGGGATAAATTAAAATCAGCCGCTACAATGTCGCTTAGTTCAAATCTCAGCAGCTCGGTATCCCAGCCCGCGTTCAGCGCCAGCTGGTTATCCGCCAAGATATAAGCCCGCTTCTGTGCGTCGGTCCATCCGGTCGCAATCATGCAGGGTATGTCATCAAGACCTAGCTTGCGGGCAGCTAACACGCGGCCATGCCCGGCGATCAATCCGCCCTCGGCATCAATCAGCACCGGGTTTGTCCAGCCCCATTCGCGGATTGAAGCGGCGATCTGCGCTACCTGTGCGTCAGAATGTGTGCGGGCGTTGCGGGCGTAGGGAATAAGCTGGGATACCTTCCGGCGCTCAATGGCATCAGCGGGCCATTTTACGCCGGGGGTCGGTGCGGCTTTTGCTTTGGCACCAGCCATTAGTTTTCCGTGGCCGTTTCCAGTTGTGGCATTTCTGCAACACCGTTCATGAGCACAGCGTCCGGCACCTCATCCCCCGAAAGGGCATACTTGCCGGTGTGTTCCTCATGGTGTGCTTCCCATGCGTCAGCGGAAAGCAGTTCAATATCAAACTTTGCAAGCGGGTTGCTAATTTCTACGATGGGTTCGTCTGCCATATCCAGCTTCCGGGGCACGATCACTTCCGACACGCCCCACTGGTCAATAATCAGCCGGTGAGCGTCGAGCTTGGCCTGGATGCGGGCACCAATTGCGGCGTCTAGGTCAAGCAGGCGTTGGCGCATGGCCTCAGCCTCGTTTACGTCAGCGTCATGCTCCGGGCTTTCCAGCGCGGCAATGGCTTGGGCAAGCATCATGTTTGCGGTCTTCAGGTCAGTCACTTCTTCTCTCCGTTGAGATAGGCTTCCAGCTTCTTTGCCGCCGCAATCACGTCTTCCGGCTTACGATAGTCCAGATTGAGGGACGCCGCAATCGAGAGCGCGTGATAACGTTGCGAATAGGCATCGGGGATGATTGCGCGAAGGTTTGTCATGGCTCGCTAATCCTGCGATTTGCGGCTTGGGTCAACCACGCCCATCGGGACAGCGGTGCGATCGTAAGCAATGGCTTTCGGGGGTTGGACTTCCTGTGCCTGCCAGAATTTCCACCATGCGCGCTTGCGGGGTTTCTTTGCTTTCGTCACAGGCTTGATCTCCACTGTGCGTCTATTGCTGGCACGACTTTGCGGGTCGCGTGCTTGCGGTCATGGCCGCAAAACCGGCAGACGTGCCATTCCTCGGTGTGCCTATTGCCGTGGCGGTCGATGTCTACGCGCATTTCGATCCGATTGACGTGCAGGCCGCGCCGGCAGGTTTCGAGTTTCATTGCGCGCCCTCCTCGTAAAAATACGCATCCGTGTCCCCATACCGGGCGGTATCCTCGGTCATGCTGCCACCTGCCTTTGGCTGGCCACGTATGCAGCGCGGATGTCTGCAAGCGAGGCGGTCACCGGGACGCCGTAGCGGGCCTGTGCTGCCCTGCGGATGCCGTAGATGATCGTGGCATGGTGGCGTTTCAGCCTTTTGGCGAGAATAACCGTAGTCCAACCGCGTTCGCACATCAGGTCAAGCCAGACAGCGTGCCGGCCGGGGACGTAGCGGTGGTCCTTAGAGCGGGTCAGAACCCGGTCGAGGCTTAAGCCGTAACGGGCTCCGGTTTCGGTTATGGCGAGGTCGATCTTCTCGCGGGGGGTGGGGATGCGGGGGGTCATGTTTGTGTCCTTCTGTAGTTTGTCATGAGTTCATTGTTCCAGTCCCATCCAGATTGACGGGGGATATGCACCGTCACTTCGATGCCCGTTGATGCAAGCCGGGAGGCAAGCTGGTAAGCCGCCGCCTGTCCTGCAAATTTCGGGTCATTGTCGCCAAATATTGCCACCTCAGTGCAACCCTCTGGCGGCGTCCAGTTTGCCAGCCCGTGCGCGTTGATCGCAGCCCAGACCGGCATACTGTAAAGCACAATGGCACTTAGGGCGGTCTCGATGCCCTCGGCTATTCCTAACGGCCCGCCCGTGTAATCGGATGTCCGCACCGCCGATCCCTTCGGCAACGGTCCAGGCATCAGCTTTCTTGGGCAAGCCATTTCAGCCTTGCCAGACCCGTCCGGCTTCAGGAACGTCCGGTGAAGTGTCACGTTTGTTCCGTCTGCACCCTGAACCGTGGCAACCATGCAAGGGCGAACCTGGCCTTCGCCGTCACGCAGCTTCGGGGCAAACCGAAGCGTCTTGAAATACGTGTGTTCCTTCAAGCCCCGGCTGGTCAGGTAAAGGTCGGCCAAGTCACCGCGCTGTATCTTCACCGTCTGGCTGGCCACTTCCCGCAACGCGCTCAGGCGCTGGGCTTCTGACAGGTCAGCTTTAGGCTTGTCACCGTCCGGCTTGATGTTGCCCAACATGGCGTCGATCTCCTTGGCCACTTCAGCAAAGGGCCTCGCGGTGAACCCCATTGCCAGCTTCATCCCGTCGCCAGCGCCGCAACTGTTGCAGATATACGTTCCCTGCCCTTCCTTGTTGTCCCAGCGGAAACGGTCCTTGCCGCCACACAACGGACAGGGTCCATGTTTCGGAACCAGCACCTCAGCCGGGATACCCAGCGTCAGGAGAATGCCCTTCCACTTACCCTTCGCCGCCTGCGAAGTGTTTACGTGCCATGATTGCATTGCCCTAACCCTTCTGCTTTTCCATGCGCTTCGCGTAGGCGATGCGGGAGGCTTT